GAAATTGGTTTCTTAGATGCAGATGGTAGTTGGACTATACAAGCTAAAAACGATACTAGTATTTTCTTTGCTGTTAATGGTTCAGAAGCGGCTCGTTTTGATTCTTCAGGCAATTTTATGGTTGGCATTACCAGTTCAAGCCATGCATTTATGGTTAATCAAGCGACAGTCAATGAAATTGGAGGATTTTTTTACAACAACACATCAACTAATGCAGCTTGTGTAAAAATCTTGCAAGATGGAGCAGGTTCTAGTGGTCCTGCACTAGTGGTAAGGCAAGATGGAAGCGGTAATGCAATAACAGTAGATGACGGTTCTGATGGTAATACTGTTTTTTCTGTAAGCCAGAATGGAGGTTTATCTAAAGCATCAGGCTCATTTAAAATTAACCATCCACTAGAAGCTAAAAAAGACACACATCATTTAGTTCATTCATTTGTTGAAGCACCACAAGCAGATAATATTTACAGAGGAACTGCAACTCTATCTAGTGGAACTGCAACTATCAACTTAGATACAGTATCAGGAATGACAGAAGGTACTTATGTACTACTCAATACAAATACTTCATGCTTTACTTCAAATGAAACAGATTGGGATGCAGTAAAAGGAAGTGTAACAGGAAACATATTAACTATTACTTGTCAGAACGATTCATCAACAGCAACAGTATCTTGGTTGGTAATTGGTGAAAGACATGACCAACATATGAAAGATACTGATTGGACTGATGATAACGGCAAAGTAATAGTAGAACCATTAAAAGAAGGATAAGATTATGGCAATATCATATACTTGGGATGTAAGCACTTGTGATGTTTACCCAACAAAAAGCGGTAAATCAAATGTAGTGTATAACGTACATTGGCGAATAACAGCTACAGATGATAGCAATAATGATGCAGACGGAAACCCACAAACAGCCGATACCTATGGCACTCAAGAATTAGATACATCTGATTTATCTAGTTTTACAAATTGGTCAAGCCTTGACGCTGCTACAGTACAAGGTTGGGTAGAAGCAACTATGAACGCAAAAGGTCTTATTTCAGTAGATGAACACAAAGCAAAATTAGATGCAAAGATAGCAAATAAAATATCACCCAGTTCAGTAACTAAAACATTAGGATAAAAATATGGAACAACAATACTTTATAAACGTGCTTCAAATAATAGACGCAGCAACAGAAAGAGGTGCTTGGAAGGGTGGAGAAATAGAATCTATATCTGCTTTACGCAAAATGACTATGCAAAAAGTTAAAGAAATGTCAGAAGATTCTCAACAAGAAGAAGCCCAAGTTGAATCAATCACTAAGAAAATAGGAGAGAAGTAATGGAAATGTTAGTTAATGCAATAACTTGGATTACTATAATAGTAACAGTTTCTAGTTTTATAGCTGCTTCTACACCAACACCTAAAGATGATATATGGATAGGTAAGCTATATAAGTTAATAGATTTATTAGCTTTAAATATTGGTAAAGCTAAGGAGAAATAACATGAGTTTTTGGAAAAAGGTAGTGGATGTCTTCACTGGCACTGAAAGAAAAAAAGTCAGAGCCAGAGATGAAGATGGTAAATTCGTAGGTGACGATGAATCGACACCTGATGTTAATGAAGCCTACGAAGAAATACGAGTTAAAAAAGCAAAAAAATAATGGCAACAGCAAAAGATGCTTTGAATCAAATTAGTTCACATGAAAAAGAATGTGCTATTCGCTATCAAAACATAGAAAAGCGTCTTGACGAAGGCTCAGAAAAGTTTAAAAAATTAGAGAACATGCTCTGGGGTGTTTACCCTTTTATGGTAGGAGCCATAGTTCTTACAAAGTTTTTATAGATGGAAGAGGAACTACACAACGAACCCACTATAAAAAAGAAGCTAGAACTAGACATAGACGTTTCACCCAACTATCTATCAGTCAACCCATTTCAAAAATGGATTCATCTAGCAAAAACAGTAGACGCTTGGCGAATCTTCCCTAGAGTGTTTGTCAGCGTCTACATCCTACTACTATACAAAGTAGTTACTTGGTTTATGACCTTACCTGAACCCAACCTAGAACAATCAGCCTTAGTGTCAGTTGTTGTGGGAGCAATGGCAGCTGTTTTTGGTATCTACGCTGGTACATCAGGACAAAGCAAGAAGTTTAAAGGCGAGGATTAGTCTTGGAAGCTTTCAACCTAATAGCTGAATTAGGATTACCAATAGCTAGTGGTTTGATTATGGCTTACTTTATTTTTTTGGTTATGAAACAACTTATGGATGGTTTAATTAGCGAAATACAAACTGTACAAGGAATTACTAAAATGCTCATCACTAGAGCTTCTATTATGAATAATGATATGATTCGTATAGACACAAGCGTTTCTAGTGCTCTCAATCTGCCACCAGATTTGGACAGAATAGCAAGAGCTGAAAACTTTGTAGAGGATGGCAAGATAGATGCCAGAAGAGATTAATGGACATAGCACAGATAGTAGCTGATTTTGGTTTTCCAGTAGTGATGGTCGTTGGACTAGGTTACTTTGTTTACTTTGTCTGGCAAACGATTACCAATAAAATTGACCCAGCTGTACAAGAAATGAAAGGCACAATCATACGTTTGACAGATCAATTACGTTTGTTAGACCAAGACATGATTCGTCTTCAGTGTAAAGTGAACACTGTTTTAGAAGTAAAAGAGAACGAGGGGAGAGATGAAACAGCAAAATCAAAAAATAAAAAGCAAGAGGGAATTAGAAGAGTTGATTAGACAACAACAAGATAGACGTAATGGATAGATGGGATAAGATTTTTATTATTTTAAGTATTTTAAGCATCACATTATTTGTTGCTTATTTAACTGCTGATGAAATGACACATAAGTTTAAGAATCCTAGCTTTTCAGGTGTTGGTACATCCAGTCACTATCTGACTATAGATTCTCAAGAATTTCAAAGAAAGGAACAAATTAGAGAAGAGCTGAGGGCATATACTGAAGACCTTGAGCGAGAGGCTGAAAATACTACACTAGCACGTTTCATAAGAAATCTTGAATCACGCATCTATGCACAAATTTCCCGGCAGCTAGTTGATAGTTTATTTGGTGAGACAGCCTCTGATTTTGGTACTTTAGAATTAGAAGGAAACACCATAGAATACAGAGTAGAAGACGATAAAGTAACATTAATAATCACAGATGAAGAAGGCAATACAACAGAAATTACTGTACCTCTTGGTTCTTTTACTTTCTAGTTGTGCTTTAATTGTAGACCCCTTAGACAATGGAATACCACCCATAAGAAGTATTGAGTCAGCAGAGGTTGGCTCTTTATTGACCAATTTAGCAGAAGTTCCTATCCCTATACGAAAGCCTGTAGTGGCTGTTTATCCTAATGCTTTCAAAGACAACACAGGACAACGCAGAAGCAATAGTCAATATGCAAGCTTCAGTACAGCTATTACACAAGCTCCTGATGCTTATCTCATAAGAGCATTGAAACACTCTGGCGTGTTTGAAGTGGTTGAACGTACAGGACTAGATAATTTAACAAAAGAACGACAAATTATTCGTACCACTAGGGAAAGCTTTGATGAAAAACAAAAGGTAAAACCATTAATGTTTGCTGGTTTATTGATGGAAGGTGGAGTTGTAGGCTATGAAACTAATATCAAATCAGGTGGTGCTGGTGCTCGTTATCTTGGTATTGGTGCTTCCAAAGAGTACAGACAAGACTCTGTAACCATATCTCTACGCACAGTTTCTGTTAGCACAGGTAAAATTTTGATTGAAGTCTTAGTAACCAAGTCAATTCTCAGTTCAGCAGTGTCTTCAGATGTGTTCAGATTTTATGCAAATAACACTGAATTAGTTGAAATTGAGAGTGGTATAGTAGAGAATGAGTCTATTAATATTGCTTTACAGATGGCAATAGAGACAAGCGTACTACGCACAATAGAGGAGGGCTATGAAGAAGGCTATTGGCAACAAGATAAAAGGATTGATATTGATGAGCCTGTTTGCGATGACGAATGTATCGCTAATATACGGGGCTGACAATGAAATATTTATAGATCAGTCAGGTGCGACATCCAATTTGGATATTGAACAAGTGGGCGGTGGTGGAAATTTAATAGGAGGGTCTGACGCTACAGCTGGCTCTATGACAGCCCTAGATTTGGATGGCGGAACTATGACATTGGATGTCTTACAAAAAGGTAATACAAACAAATTCTTAGGTGATATCTGGGCAGATAACTACACAGGTTACTTCTCATTTATTGGCGATACAAATACGTTCAATATGAGTACAGACGAAACCAACGCAACTGGAGCTGATGGTTCTAATGTAAATGTACAAGTCACAGGTAACACGAACACAATGACACTCAATCACGCTATGACAGCACTAGCAGCTAACTTAGACTTAGATTGGACTATACAGGGCGACACTAACAACATTACTGCATCTATAGATGTTGATGGTGCAACAAATTACATGAATATAGATGGCAACGACAACACTGTGACATATGATGGAGATGGATATGCTGGAGGTTATTTTCACCTCACACATGTCGGAGGGTCACGCACCTTTAACATAGACCAAGAATCTACATCTGATAATGACTGGCTCAAGATTACATCTAATGGCTCTAGTGGCACTGTGTGTGTTACTCAGTCAGACGCAACGACTTCATTCGTCTGTTGAAATAGGCTCTATCTCAGAAGTTAGAGGTAATGCACAAGTTCTAAGAGATAAACCTTATGGTGCTGAACTCCAGTTCAACATCCAACAAATGGATGATGTACGCACAGAAGCTGGCAGAGTTGCCATAACCTTTGAAGACGACTCTACAGTCAAACTAACAGAACACTCAAAACTGGTTATAGACGAATATATCTATGACCCAGACCCTTCAAAATCAAAAATGGCATTAAAGTTTGCTAGTGGCACAGCACGATTTATTACAGGTAAATTCAATAACAAAAGCAACATATCTATCAAGACTCCTACAGCAGATATAGCTATTCGTGGTACAGATTTTACTTGTACAGTAGATGAGCTTGGTAGATCGTTAGTAATTCTGTTGCCAGATGAAAATGG